TTGCCATAATAGTTCTCCTGTATAGCGGTTAAATTCTGCAGTCTCTATACCGTCTGCCTAGTCAGTCTGCAAAATTGTTATTCTAGGTATTTATATTATACATAAAAAAAGGGCGGTCGTGAAGACCGCCCTTTCCGTAAAGATTGTATTACTAACTATTAGCTAGTAGGTAAGTTTCCGTTACCAAAAATACATCTAGGGTCAGACCAGCCGAAGCTGTATCTTTCTCTAGCTTTAAATCTCACGTTACCTGTATCGAAGTCACCTTCCATAGCAGTTTTAATTGGACTTCTAACGAAATGCTTCAAGCCATTAGGAACATCCGTTAAAATAAAGAAAGAATCAGTATCTGTTAAGAAGTGATTAATTCTGTATCCTTGTGGAAGCATTCCCATATTAGCGATAGCATTGATATCGTTATCAGCTGTGCCAACTCTTAAAGGAGTTTTCATAAGTCTTTCAGCAGTAAATTGTAATTCTTTTGGAATTATCATTTTAACGCCAGAAAGAGCTATTTTTAATCCTCTTTCGTCAACAAAACCAGCGATGTCAATCAATGATTGCTCTAGTGATGTTTCGTTTAAGTCTGCAGCAGTTGCTAATACGTTTGAGAACGTACCACCAGTTGCTAATGGGTGAGAAGCATTAATTAAAGATACTCCGTCTCCGCCATTGAAACCAGCTGCTTTTTGTGCATTGTTAAGCACAGAAGCCGCTTTGACTTGTTTTGTGTTTGACATAGATCTTGCAAGAGCTTTTGTGTATCTCGCAGCAAGTCTGTCATACAGGTTATCCTCAATAGCTTCTTCAGTAATTGAGAAAGCTAATGCGATGGTATCGTGAGTGTATCTTGCAGTGAACGTTTCGCTCGCCTGATCGAATACCACTCCAGCACCTTCTTGTTTAACGGGTGCTGATGCGAAACCAGATAACATTACTTCTTCCTCAAATGCTCTGTCCGAAGACTCTTGAGAAAAGATTTCAGCATGCTCGTTTTCATAACGAGTATACTCCAGGCCGAATAGTGCATTCAAACCTGGCTCTAGTTCTTTAACTAGTTGTGATCGTGATATAGCCATGTTTTATTCTCCTATTATATGCCTGTTCCACTTCTGTAGAAGTGTTTGTTGATTCTAACAAGAATGTTAGCGTTAGCTGATGCAACATCACTGTTATTAGGGTCTTGAGAAATATCAATCGCCTGTATAATAAATGATGCATTAGTACCGCTTTCAGAAACGTCCAATTGGACTTCTGAAATTCCTGTTTTTGTATTTCCAGTAGCATTGGTTACAGAATAGTTTTGAAACAGATCTGCTCTTGCGAAAGTCGCATCAGCATCCATCAAAAAAACTGCATCTGGGTCATCTACTACGAACGCTGTAATGTCGCTCGCAACAACTGAACCAGGATAGTAGTTTTTCCAAGTCGGCTTTTGAGTAGTAGGATCTGTGTAAAAAACTCCGTTGAACACACCAACGACAGCAGTACTGTTTCCAGCTGTATGTCTTTCGATGTTTCCCCCAGTAACAGGTATAACCAAGTCACCTTGGTAAATTGCAGTTCCATAATTACTTGCAATTGTGTATCTGTTCTGAGCTCCAACCAATGGTGTACCGTCTAGTTTTCTGTACGGTCTAAGACCGAACTTTTCCACAACGTTTGCCATTTTATTTTTACTCCTATTTATTGTTTAAGTTTAAGCCGACCTTACGATAGGTAGATATAGCCAAAAAATTTTAGCGTTTACGTCCACCACCAAAGGTCACTCTGGTTTGCCTATCAATATTGATCGGCATTCCTGGGTGCTGTTCCTTCATAAGATCATTTTGTACAGCTGTCATTTGATCCTGAGTAATTTTTGAAAAATACTCATTACGCTGTTTTAAAATCTCTTCTGGTATCCTTGCCAGCACAAGGCCTCCAATCCCGATGAACCCCTGATATTGTCCCTCAGCTATGACAGGATATTTCATTGCTTCGACTGTGTCTTTGTATTCATCAGCCCTAACAAATTCATAACCCTCTCTTAATTTCTTCGATACATTTCCTGCATCTTGAAAACCAGCTACTTCGGTTCGTATCCATCTATGAACATAACCGTATGGAGCAGGGGGAGCATCCAAACTGGATGGTAAAGTCCAACTTTTTTTTCTAGTAGTCTCAGTTCTAGAATCGGACTTGCGTGAAGACTTGTCTATTGTATTCATGTTATCTATCCTCCTTCACGAATTTTGCGTATTCCTCTAGTGGCACCCCTAATTTTTTAGCAATAGCTACCTGTGACTTGGTGAGTGTCACAGTTCGGCGTCCGCCTTGCTTTCTAGAAACTCCAGCAACATTTTGGACGATTTTTTTGTTGCTACTTTCCTCACGGACAGTTTCTTCAGCATTAGCAAACTTAGAAGGAAAATAATCCTTCATTCGTTTATTAATTTCATTATAGTAGTCATCGCTCTCTGCGTCAAACCCTTGACTTAATAGTTCGTCATGTAAGCCCATAGCAGCAGATGTCATTACTCTATCTTGACCAAACCATGGGTTATCTTGAGCCCAAGTTCTTGCTTTAGGGCTTATTTTAACGTCTGTTTGAGCGATAGTTTGTTCAATATCTACATTTTGTTTAGGAGCAGTTTCAGCTTCTTTTTTCTTCTTTTCTTTTTCACTTAAAGAAATTCTTACTTTTTCTTTTTCTACAGCTAATCTAGTTAAACTATCATTAGCCTCCATAACCTTATCAGTATCTTGATTATCTAATGCATCCTTAAGTTGTCTTTTAACTTTATCTCTTTCTGCATCAATTCTAGCATCGTACTGTTTTAAATATTCAGTATCTGTTTCTTCGTATTTAGTAGAAACATCAGAATATTTTTTTTGTAGACCTTTTGCATACTCCAAAGCAGCTTTTTCTCTTCGTTCTGCTTCTCTATATTTAAAAGTTAATTCTTTAATTCTTTTTTGAGCATTTTCAGAAACTTTACTAAGATCATCTACTTCTTTTTCTTTTTTAGTTTCAGCTTCTGTTTCTCTTGCTTGTATTGCATCTACTGTTTCTTCTTTTTCTTCTTTTTCTTTTTTAGTTTCAGCTTTTTCTTTGGAGACAGAGGATATATCTGTATATCCTAAATCAACATCTTCTTTTTTGATTTCAGAAGCGTGCTTTTCTTTTTCTTCTGTATTTTCAAAATTGATTTTAGTTTCTTGAACATCATCTGTATCAAGTTCTACATCATTATTTTTTGTTTCTTCTACCATTTTATTCTCCTAATAGTTATGCAGGATATTTTCAGGATCTGCGACCGTACCAATTATTTCATCATCGTTTAGAATTCTTACTTCACCAAGATCTGTTTTAAATCTTGATCCAGCATATCTTCCAAAGATAACCCATTGTCCTTCTTGGCACCAAGGACCAGTAGGAAATCTCTTTTCATCTTTGTAACAAAGAGGCCCCATTTTAATTACGAGAGCACATACAGTTGCTACAGACATTCTTTCTTGAGATTCGTCTGATATATGAATTCCACCTTTTGTTTTTGCAGGCGGTATATATGGACGTACTAAAATTCTCCAGCCAGTAGGCTCTGGAATTTTATCTAACATTGCTGAAATGTCGTTTGGGTCGGTTGGTATTTTTACGTCAGTTTCTTTTTTAAGATTCGAAACTATCGCTGACCCGTCTGGTTTTACCAAGGTCGTCATCTTCTATATCCTCATTTTTCAGCAGGTATTTAATCACCTGAAGCAGTTCTTCTAAAGAACTGAGTTGACCTCTAGAGTATTGTAGCTTCTCTATGCTGTCAACACCATGCACGATATGATCTTTTTTGGTATCTATTAATTTGTAGATTTCTTTCCTTATACGATTAATTGTATCTATATCCATCATTTAATAATGGCTTAACAAATTTATACTTTATTGGCAAGATAAACATTCATCGCTATTAAAATCTAAGTCCTCTAATGTTTCTTTTTTAATAGGCTTGCATTTATCGCAAAAAAACTCGTTGTCTTTTACTTCAAATTCTTCATGACATTTTCCACATTCACTAGTCATACTACTTGCCTTTTTTAGTGTTAATGATATCCGTTGCTTTAATTCCATACACAGCAGCCACGACTGAAATCCAAAGTCCAGTTACCCACCAAGGCATGTTTTGTAGTTTTTCAAAATACAGATCTAACTTTTGAGAAATTTTTTCATCTTCTGCAAATACAGAATATGCTAATAAAAACAACGGTGATGATAGAACCAGTAAAATGAATTCGTCCTTCCAATCATTTTTTTGTGATTCGAATATCTTCCCAGTGTATTCAATCTCTCCACGTTTCATTTTTTCTGCATGCAAAAGTGCAGCTTCAGACATTGCTACCTCTGATGCTTTTTTATTTTTGTAAATTTCAAGTCCAGCTTTAATTCCAGAACCTAATAAACTCCATGGGAACATAATGCTTGAATTATAACAGAAAATAATTGTTGACTCTAGTTATGGGATTTGATAAGATACCTTTATGATTAATTTTAACAAAGGAGAATAATCATGAACGAAGTAGAAAGACTAATCAAGCGGGGCAAAGAACTAGAAGCTAGTTTTGCTTCCCTTGATGTAAAAATTGCTACTCATAAAAAATATGATGAGTGCAATGTTCTACCGTCTAATCTTCCATACGTAACTGCTGCTGAAGCAGGGAAGGCTTTTAAACTTTTATGTAAAAAGTTTGGAAAGAAAAAAGTATGGAGTGAGTATAGAAAAGAGTGGATTACTAAAAAGATGAGAGGACAAGTCTGGGAAAAACATCCTAGAAAATGTTGGGTTTGTCTTTCAGGTGATCCAAATACTTTAGGTAAAGGATGGAGAAGAATCATACACGATGTATCACATATGATTCATCAATTCCTTCGACCAACTTTTCAAGGTCATTGTTTTCAACATGCTGAACTAGAACTTGAAATGGTTAAGTATGTTTTACAACAAGATTGGTTGGAGGGTGCTCTTAAACCTAAAATAAAAATCTTATCTAGTGATGAGAAAAAGCAAAATAAAATTAAAAATTTGCAAAGTCTTATTAAAAGATGGGAAACAAAAAATAAAACTACATTAACTTATTTGAAAAAATATAAAACTAAGTTAAAACGCTTAAGTAATTAAAGTTTAACAGGAGTTGGAAGATATTTTTCTTTCAACTCCTTAATTGCTTTAATAAATTTATCCTGTCTTCTTTTTCCAAAAAAAGGAAACATAGTATATAAACAATTAATTGCAGGTAAACCATTAGCACGCCAATGATATTGTCTTTTATAATTATCTCCTCTTGATTTTCTAACAGTAATAGTTCCTATATTAAAAAATTTTTTAAATTGAACTACGATATCTTCATCCGTCATTTCTAATTGAATTCTAAAATATCGTCTGCCTTTTCCACATGACCAAATACCAAAACTACCTTCTCCCTCAAATACACCAGCTAAAAAAGCTAGTTTATTTTGAATTAATGATTTAGTTGGTTGTTTATCTAAATTGATATGAGATAAATCCATTAATACAATTTTGTTTTTTTGTGTCCTTGAACTTGTATTGATTTAGTTCCACGAGTAGATACCATGGATCCTTTACTGGCTCTAACAAAAGTCATTTTTTTAAATGGATTTTTTTCTTCTGGTGTTAATGGTTCTAATTTTGGTAATGGTTTTATTTCTGGTGCATCGGATCCTCCAAATTCTCTATCAGGGTCTTGGTAATCTGGATTAAGATTCATAGCCTCTTTCATGGCTCTTGTTTTTCTTTCTCCTTGGATCATAGCAACTAGACCAGCCCCAGGAAGAGCCATTCCTAATCCCATGTCTTTACCAGCGTCTATAGTATTTCCCCATCCTTCTATTCCAGAATCTCCTGTATAACTTTTTCCAATATCAGTGCTTAGTCCTCCAGGGCCTGTATCGGTTGATACTCCAATGCCATCTCCTCCATAATCAGCAGCACCGAAACCAGCATCATCATCATCTCCTACGCCACCAGCGTAATATTTTTTTACTTTAATTTTTTTCTTTTTAATTTTTTTCATAGTATTAGTATACTCTTTTTTTTAAAGGCACGCTAATCCCTTGCGGATTAGGTCCTTTTTCTGGTGGAGGGCCAAATCTTTTTCCTCCACTAAGTCCCTTTTTATTTTTTTGTTTTTTTAGTGACACCTTTTAACTTCTTTGAGTTTTCCATAGCATAAAAAACATTTTTAGCTTTTTTCTTACCGTATGTTTTTTCCATGGACTTCATTATTTTTTTACCTTTTTTATTTAGTGGCATATTATTTTTTTCCTTTATGCTTAGAGCCTTTCATCATTTTACCATCTGGCATCATGTGGTACCCTTTTTTAGTTTTTCCACCTTTTTTATAGCCCATCTTTGCAGCTACTTCTGGTGCTTTTTCTTTTAATGCTTTAATGCCTTTTCCTTTGCTTCCTGCGGGTATTGGTTTTTTCATTTATTATTCTCCTGTTTATTTTTGTTGATTTTGTTTCTGTGCTTGTAAATTTAATTTAGCTTTAGCAATTTCAAGTCTATCTTGTTGAGCGTCTTCTTGAGATTGTAATTTTTTTATATCTAAAGCTAACTCAGCTTCTTGTCTATCAAATTGACCTTGTTCCTTCATTTGTGATTCTTGAGCTTTACGCTGTAAATCCATTGCACGTAAATCTATTTCTTGTTGTTTCAATCGAACTAAAGGATCTTGTTGTTGTCCAGCTACTTGAGCCTCAGCCTGCTGCAGTTGTGCAGTCAACTCTACAATTCGTTTTGCAATCATTTTATTAACTTCTACTTGCATAGCCTGTGCATCTTGTTGTTCAGCAGATCTCATTCTAGGATCCGCTTGTACTAAAGCCATAACTTCTAAAGTTGCTTGGAAACTTACGTGTTCAGATATGTGCGCTTGCATTAATGCATAAACTTGAGGATTGATTTGAACCATTCTGGTCTGCATAAAAATAGAATGCGCTTGAATATGTGAAGTATGATCTTGATCTGGAAATGCTTGTAGTATTTGCATTTGTAACGCTAGTGCATTTTCTTTCGCAGGATCCATTGGCTGTGGTTGTTGAGGTGGATTAAGTAACATATCAATGTTCTTAGTCCCTAAACTCTCATACACTCGTCTATATGCTTCATAAATGTTGTGCATTTGCGGATTGGACTGAGCAATTTGTAATTGTGTCTGTGCTAAAGTCACTCTTTGTGTCATTGACCATAAATTTGGGTCTGCCATTGGTAAAACATCTACTCGATCATCAAAATCAGAGACCTTAATCGTTCTTTCTCCGCCATAAACATCATAAGGATACTCTGGTGGAAGAAATTCTGAACAAATTCTTGATAAAATTTTAAATTCTTGCTTCATTGCATAGTAACAACGCTTGTGAATCGAACTCATGACCCTCGAACCACGTTCCATTAACGCAACTGTAGTGCCAACAGCCGCTTGTTGGTTGCCATCTCCTACTTGTAAGTCCGCAATAGCAGCAAATCGTTGTCCCGCAGTGACTACAAAGTTTAATAATCCGAATAAAGTTTGACTTGGCTCCTTAAAAGGAAGCATTTGGAACTGATCTTTGATGTTTCCACCAGGTGCATCCACATCTCTGAACTCTCCAGGTTGAATAGGTTGGTCATCATCACGTACTTTCATACCTCTAGACTTAAATCCAGCAGGTAAATTGGACAACGTACCAGCATCTAGCAACTGTCTTAGTGCTTCAGTAGCTGTTCTGGTTAGTCCACCGATCATGTGGAGCAATCCAAAACCGTAAAAACCTAATCCTGGTAAAAATTTGAAGTGAACAAAGTATTCAATTCGTTTATATCTTGGATCGTCTGCTCTGTAATTTCTATAAATAGATAAAATTTGTCCTGTATTTTCTATAACAGTTACAATGTAAGGAACTTTTATATTTTTTTCTTTACCCGTATCTTCGGAAGTATATTCTTCTAGATCCAAATCTACATGCATTTCTAAAACATTGTATAATAATTCGTTGTAGGTAGGAGTAATTCCTTCAATCTTATTAATTTTTTCTTGTGTTTGATCTTGTTCTACACTTGGTTCTTTTAAATCTATTTTAGAATAGATGCCAATCTCCATTTTTTTTAAAATTTCGTTCTCTGTCATTTTCATGACTTGAGAAATTCTTTCGCACTCTGCTAAACTAGTAGCATAGTAAGGAACCACTAAATCTCTTGGATGAATATATTTAGAGACAGGTCGTTCTAATAATTCATCGTAATATACTTTTTTAAAAGTAGATCCTGTTAGCGGTAAA